GGTGTTCAGGAGTCAAACGATTACGGTAGTTGGTTCAACCTAAGTGTTGATCGTGTAGATCCTACCGACGTTCCGGCTCAAGCAATCCAAGAAGCCAAGAATATGTTTGAGTCTTTCCAGAAGGGAGAGGTTAAGACATCTGCTGGTACTGCGGATGAGATGGGTGCAGCAACTCCAACCACTGACGATGTTCCTTTTTAGGTAGGGTCATCTAAGCTGCTGGACAGGGGGCAGCAATAAGGTTTTTCGGTTCCTACCTAGAACACAACTCCTTGTGACCGAATAACCACCCCCTGCTTTTTACCATAAGGAGTTTGCTATGAGCCTAGCAGAACGGTTTATGGCTGCGTTTGAAGGCTTCAGCGCAGCGCACGGACAGACACAGATATCAGATGAGAGACGCGCTGGAAAGCAGAAGGCGAAGTCTTACATTGTACGGAAGCCACTGACACTAGACCTGATCAAGTCACACATCGCCGGAGACTGGGGCGTTGGATCAATCCCTATTAACGAAGATAACAAGTGCCGATTTGGTGCACTGGACATCGATCAATATCCATTAGATTTAGAAGCCCTTGATAAAAAATTACGCGACGCCGGCATACCTTGCATAGTGTGTAGGTCTAAGTCGGGCGGCGCCCACATTTTCTTTTTCTTTAAAGAGTGGATTGGTGCAGGAGAGTTCCGTGATAAAGCTTCAGAGATTTCTGCCGTACTTGGTTATGGCGGCTGTGAGATTTTCCCAAAGCAGGAACAGGTTCTTGTCGAGCGTGGGGACGTGGGTAACTTTATCAACCTGCCGTATTTTGATGCGGAACAAACACTCCGTTACGCGCTGCTTGAAGACGGCGAGGCCGCGACACTAGAACAGTTTCTAGATTTAATTGAAGAGCGTAAGCTGGATGTATCCACTTTCCTAACACTGGAGCTAGGCGGCACGTCAGATCAGTTTAAGGAATGGCCTCCGTGTCTCAAGCACTTGTTGGAGTCAGGTATTCCAGAGGGTGGCAGGAACACGACGATGTTTGCTGTGGGTACAGCCTGTAAGCTTGTTGATCCTGACAACTGGAAGACCCTGCACGAGAAGATTAACACACAGTATTGTCAGCCACCTTTGCCTGCGTCAGAGATCGTAACGATCCAGCAGCAGCTAGAGAAGAAAGAATATTTTTACCCGTGTGAACAGCAGCCACTGGCCTCTCATTGCAACAAGAATTTATGCAAGCGAAAGAAATATGGTATCGGTCCAGCACAACAGAGCGTGGATCTTGCTGGGCTGTCAGTGATTTTGTCTGAGCCAAGGCTGTGGTTTATGGATGTGAACGGTCGGCGCTTGGAGCTAACGACAGAGGAGCTACAGGTTCCGCTGAAGTTTCAACGTGCCTGTATGGAGCAGCTAAACTTTATGCCGCAAGCTATGAAGGCGGCTGACTGGCACACGGTAGTCAACTCTATGATGGACAACCTAAACGAGATCGAGGTGCCACAAGAGTTAACATACAAAGGCCAGTTCATTGACCACTTAGAAAACTATTGCACCGGTAATGTGCAGGCTCAGTCGGCAGAAGAACTACTGCTCGGCAAGCCATACCCAGAGGAAGGTAAGATTTTCTTCCGGCTCGAGGGCTTGATGAACTACCTGCGTAACAAACGCTTTGATGAATACACTAGAGCACAGATTCAAGAACGTATTAAAGAGGTCAATGGTGGAGAAGAATCTCACGGCGTTAAGGGTTTTAAAACAGTTAAGGGTTCGTGGAAAACAATTCGCGTATGGTGGGTTCCAGAGTTTGTGGGAGAGGTAGAAATACCAGACGTTTATGTAGAAACTTCTGAGGTTCCGTTCTGATGGAAACAACTATCTTCGGTCCTCCCGGCACTGGCAAGACAACCAAGCTGATTAACATCGTGAAGCAGGAGCTAGAGAATGGCACACCTGCTGACCGCATTGCTTTTGTTTCTTTCAGCAAGAAAGCTGCTGAAGAAGCACGAACTCGTGCGGCTGGGGTGCTGGGTATGGATCCGAAGCAGATGATTTGGTTTCGTACTTTACACTCTATGGCATTTCAATTTAGCGGGATGAACACCCGTCAAGTAATGAGAGGCAGCGACTACGCTGCGCTCGGCAAGTTAGTCGGGCTAGAGTTCGGCTCAAACTCTAGCCTGACTAGCTCTGATGGGGTGTTGTTTACCCCCGGAAAAAGCGGAGACGCCTATCTGTCTATGATACAGATGGCAAGGGTCAGGGGCATCGATCTAGCAGATCAGTTCAATCAGACAGGTGACTATAACCTAAGCTATCAGCAAGCACGAATTGTTCGCAACGCTATGCAGTCATACAAAAGCGAAGCCAACAAGTTTGATTTTGTGGACATGATCGAGAACTTTATAGCCGAGGGCCAAGGGCCAAGTATCGATGTCCTTATTGTCGATGAGGCTCAGGACCTTGTACCGCTACAGTGGAAGATGGTTCTCGGGGTGCTACGTCCTATTGCCAAACGTATCTATTATGCAGGGGATGACGACCAGTGTATCTATGCGTGGATGGGTGTTCAGGTGCGGGACTTCTTGGGAGCTTGTGAGAACAAGGAGATATTGCAGCAGTCATACAGGATACCCGCGCAGGTGCACGATGTAGCGGGTCGCCTTGTCAAGAGAATAGGTGTGCGTCAGGAAAAAATTTGGAATCCTGCCACTCATCAGGGGACAGTTGTCTGGCATCATGATATTATGGATGTAGACATCAGAACCGGTGAGTGGTTAATCCTTGCAAGAACAAATTACATTGCAAATCAAATCTCTACACAGCTTAAAGAAAGCGGTTATGTATTCTACCGCGAAGGTTCTGGTTGGTCTGTATCCCCCAACATCCTAGAAGCAATTGAGGTATGGTTACGCTTATGCAAAGGACACGCTTTATCTGCCCAACAGTTGAAGACCTTCGAGAAACAAATCAGACCAAACATTTTGCCCAAGTCTGGGCGCTCTATACTCCGCTCCCTAGATCCAGATCAAGACTATACTCTCGACGACATTACAGAGAAATGCTTGTGGCCCGTGTCGAAGGAGACACCGTGGTACGAGATAGTGAAGGTGTCGGAGAAGGAGCAGATATATATAACTTCTGTCCGCCGTGCGGGGGAGAGGATCCTTACAGACAAACCTCGTTTAAAAATTTCTACGATCCATAAGGCCAAGGGTGGTGAGGCAGACAACGTGCTGCTTCTTCTCGACTCTACAAAAGCTGCATTAGAAAGTCCTGATCAAGATTCCGAGGTCAGGACTTTTTATGTGGGTATTACACGGGCTAAGAAAGCCTTGCATTTAGTTGAACCAAAAACAAGAAACGGATTCTACCTATGAAAACCAGAGAAGACTTCCTCAACAAAGCAGAAGAACTAATCAACGGGCCGAGAGCCAAGGAGTATGGTCCTGCTAAAATGAATCACGAGCGGATTGCTGCGATCTGGAATGTTTTCTTGGAGCGTAAGTTGGTTCATGCAATCACCCCAGAAGATGTGGTGGCCTGCATGATTGGTCTGAAGCTGGCTAGACTTGCAGAGGATACAAGCAAGGACGACTCGTGGGTAGACATCATTGGGTACGCCGCACTCGGAGGAGAGATTGTCAATGACGATGAATGAGCAAATGAATCTTTTAGACATCGATGTCAAGGAAGTAGCAATGGGATTCGGAGACGAAGATGACTGGGCACCGCCGTCATCGTTTCCTGATCTGACTAACTGTGATCGCATTGCAATTGACTTGGAGACTTGTGACCCCAACTTGACAACGCTTGGCCCGGGATGGTGCCGTGGTGACGGGTATGTTATTGGCTACGCTGTGGCAGCAGGAGATTTTGTTGGATACTTTCCTGTACGCCACGAGGGTGGCGGGAACCTGCCAGAAAAGTTTGTTGTAAACTGGCTAAAGAAACAGCTTGCTACGCCGCATATTGAAAAGATTATGCACAATGCTCTGTATGACCTTGGCTGGATGCGGTGGGCTGGTATTGAAGTGCAGGGTAAAATCATTGACACAATGATTGCAGCGCCACTTCTTAATGAAAACCGCAGATACTACAACTTGAACTCTTTGGTTGGCGAGTATCTGGGCGAGTATAAAAACGAAAAGATGCTAAAAGCTGCTGCGGCTATGTATCATGTAGACCCCAAGTCTGGAATGTGGAGGCTACCTGCACGGTTTGTTGGTAAGTATGCAGAGCAAGACGCTTCTGTTACGCTGCGCCTGTGGGACAGGCTACGCCCAGACATCATAAAGGAAGAGATAACCAACATCTTTGAGCTCGAGACAGAGTTGCTACCCGTCCTGTTTGAAATGAAGACACGCGGCGTTCGTGTTAATGTTGACAAGGCAGAGCTTGTCAAGAAAGACCTAAAGAAAAGGGAAGATCTTTTACTTAAAGAAATAAAGAAAGAGACCGGCGTCACTGTTGAGCCGTGGGTTGCTACATCTGTAGCAAAGGCGTTCGATGCTCTTGGTCTTAAGTACCATAGGACACAGGGGACTGACGCGCCCTCCTTTACAAAACAGTTTCTTGCGAACCACGAGCACCCAATCGCGCAAAAGATTGTACGCCTTCGGGAGTTTAATAAGGCAAACACCACCTTTGTGGAGACGATCCTTGAACATTCGCATAACGGACGTATTCATTGTGACTTCAATGCCCTTCGTTCTGATGATGGCGGAACTGTAACTGGTAGGTTTTCCTCAAGCAACCCAAATCTACAGCAAATTCCTGCTCGTGACCCTGAGATTAAAGCAATGATCCGCGGCCTGTTCATACCAGAAGAGGGCTGCAAGTGGGGCAGCTTTGACTACTCGGCGCAGGAACCACGGTGGCTTGCACACTACTGTGCACAGGTAACAGGGGTGCATCGTCACCCGCAGATCGACGATGTGGTTAAAATGTACCACGAAGGCAACGCTGATTTCCACCAGATTGTTGCAGACATGGCAGGTATTAGTCGCAAAGATGCCAAGACAGTTAACCTTGGTATTATGTACGGTATGGGTCGGAAGAAACTGGCAGGTGTCATGGACATTACCGAAGAAGAAGCTAAAGACATGCTTGCCAAGTACCACGACAAAGTACCTTTCGTTAAAGGTATTGCAGACATGACATCGAACCGCGCTTCAGATGTTGGAAACATACGGACTTGGCTTGGTCGTAAGTGTCGCTTTGATATGTGGGAACCCAAAAGCTTTGGCTACAACAAAGCGATGCGGCTGGAAGAAGCCATCAAAGAATATGGTGGTCGTGGTATGATTCGCCGTGCATTCACATACAAAGCCCTTAATCGCTTGATCCAAGGCTCAAGCGCCGACCAGACTAAGAAGGCAATGGTTGATTGTTATAAAGAAGGCTTGCTGCCCGTGTTAACA